TAAGCGTGACGCTGCTTTAAATATTACTACACATAAACTAAAAGTGTTGTCATACGAAGAATACCTTGACAAATATGCAGATTCTGAGTATAACTCTAATACAAGTAACTACTCTACACCTACACACGTAGCACGTACTCCTAGCAGAGAGCTTATACTTTATCCAACACCAGACAAAGCATATGAGCTTGTATATGAGTATTTCCGTAATGGGTTTGACTTAGAGCTACCTAGTGACGTACCTGCTTTACCAGAGTCCTACAAGTATGTTATTGTAGATGGTGCTATGTATTATGTTTATCAATTCCGGGGTGACATGCAAGCAGCACAGTTATCCTTAAATAAGTTTGAGCAAGGCATTAAGCAACTACGCAGCCTACACATTAACCGTACCGACTATATTAGAGATACAAGAGTTTATTACTAATGGCTACCCAATGGAGTACATTCCCTATAGAGTTTAGAGGCGGTTTGATCTCTAACCTATCTCCGTTGCAGCACGGTGCTAATGCCGTTGGCTCTGCTACTATTCTGCAGAACTTTGAGCCAAACAAAGAAGGTGGATACTCCAAGGTAAAAGGCTATGAAAAGTTTAGCGATACAGAGGTAACAGGCTCTGGTCCTATCTTAGCATTAAAGGTTATCTCTTCTGGTCGTATGGTAGTAGCACGTAAGAACGCTACAAACCACACAGAGTACTACGTAGGCACAGGTACAACTTGGACTAGTATGGCTGCTAGTGCAGGTACTAATGGCGGTAAAGCACGTCACGCAGAGTATAACCTAGACGGTGACGATAAAGTAATCTTTGTAGACGGTACTAACTACCCTGCTATTTATAATACGTCTGGTAACACTATGACGTTTATGACTGCAGCGGATAGTACAGATGTTAGTGCAGCAGAGCATATAGCTATATTTAAGAACACAGCATTCTATGCTAAAGGTAATAACATATTCTTTACTGCACCTTTTAGCGTAGACGACTTTAGTGCAGCTAATGGTGCAGGTAGTATTAATGTAGGTCAAGACATAACTGGTTTAACAGTGTTTCGTGATCAGCTTCTTATCTTTACTACTAGCACAATTAAACGCCTTACGGGTAACACCACATCAGACTTCCAAGTGTCCCCTATTACAGATCGTATTGGTTGTGTAAATGGTGATACTATTCAGGAAGTCGGTGGTGATATTATGTATCTTGCACCAGACGGTATTCGCCTACTAAGTGCTACTGACCGTATTGGTGACTTTGGTTTGGATATCGCTTCTGATGCTATAGCTAAAGATGCAGCTACATTCCTGAACACATCATCTAACTTTAGCTCTGTATTGCTACGTGAAAAAGCCCAGTATCGTATCTTTGCTTATGTAGAGTCAGAACAGCAGGGCGTTGCTAAAGGTTTGATTGCTACTAAGTTTGTATCACAAGGTGCTTCTGGTATCTCTTGGGCTACAACAAAAGGTATTAAAGCATTTGTAGCAGACAGCCGTTATGCTGGTGATCAAGAGACTGTAGCGTTTGCTAACTCAGATGGTTATATTTACGAGTTAGACACAGGAAGCGACTTTGATGGTGCAGACATTGAAGCTATATATGAATCTCCTTTTATGCCTATCTCTGACCCACAGGTACGTAAGACATTCTACAAGATGACTTTGTATGCTGAACCTACAGGCAGTATGGAACTAGACATTAACCTTAAATATGACTTTGCTTCAGGCACAAACACAGCAGTAATCCAACCTCAAACGTTCAACATAAGCAGTACAGGTAGTTCTGTATTCCTGTTTGGTGCTTCTAACTCTGTGTTTAATACTTCTACTTTTGGCGGTGAGCTAGATAACGTTTATAACTCTAATATTATTGGTTCAGGTAAAACAGTAGCACTTCGTATTGAAGACAATTCAACAAACCCAACATTCACACTCGACACGGCGTTGTTAGAGTTTAGACAAAACGATAGGCAGTAATATGGCAGGATATACACGTCAGGATACAGCAAACAACATTGCTAACGGTAACGTTATTGATGCAGATGACTTTGATGCGGAGTACAACGCCATTGAATCTGCGTTTAACGCTTCTACAGGTCACACGCATGATGGTACAGCAGGTGAAGGTGCGCCTATTACAAAGGTAGGCCCAAGCCAAGACGTTATTGTGTCTGCTACTAATGTCTTACCAAAGACAACTAACACACTGGATGTAGGCTCTAGTGGTGCACAGTTTAAAGATGGTTTCTTTGACGGTACGCTAAACACAGACATTCTTAGTGTTGATGAGTCTGCTACTATCGGTACTACACTAGGTGTTACAGGTGCTACTACACTAAGCAACACACTAGACGTAGCAGGTGCTACAGGCATTGATGGCGACTTTGACGTAGCTACAAATAAGTTTACCGTAGCTTCTGCCACAGGTAACACAGCAGTCGCAGGTACGTTAGGCGTTACAGGTGCAGCCACTATGTCTAGCACTCTAGCTGTAACAGGTGCTATTACTGCAACAGGTGGTGTGACAGGTAATGTTACAGGTACTCTGACAGGTGATGTAGTCGGTAACGCAAACACAGCTAGTGCATGGGCTAACTCAAGAACTATTGAACTTACTGGTGATGTAACAGGTACTGTATCTGGTGTAGACGGTGGTGGTGATGTCACTATTTCTACTACCGTTGCGGCTAACTCAGTTGCGCTGGGCACAGACACTACAGGTAACTACGTAAATGATGTTACTGCAGGTACTGGTGTTACAGTTACACACACACCTGCTGAAGGTTCAAGCCCTACTGTTGCTATTGGTCAGGCTGTGGGTACTACGGATAGTGTTACTTTCAACACAGTGACAGCAAACTTGACAGGTAATGTCACAGGTAATGTCACAGGTAACGTTACCTCTACAGGTGCTAATACTATGGCAAGCCTTACTACAACAGGTGATGTTGTCGTAGGCGGCGATCTTACTGTATCAGGTACAACAACTACAGTTAACACAGAGACAATTAACTTAGCGGATAACCAGATTGTACTTAACAGTAATGAAGCAGGTACTCCTACACAAAACGGTGGTATTGAGATTGAGCGTGGTACATCTGCTAATAAAACACTTGTATGGAATGAAACTACAGATAAGTGGACTGTAGGCAGTGAGACATTTGTAGCAGCTACTTTCGAGGGTAACTTAACAGGTGACGTAACAGGCAATGCTGATACAGCTACCACACTAGCTACAGCACGTACTATTTCACTTACAGGTGATGTGTCAGGGTCTACGTCTTTTGATGGTAGCGGCAACGTAAGCATCACAGCTACTGTAGCAGATGATAGCCATAACCATACTATCTCAAACATTGATGGCTTACAGACAGAGATTGACACTAAAGCAGAACTAGCAGGTTCAGCTTCTCAGGCATTCTCTGCAAGCACACTTAATGCAACTACTGTTGATCTAGGCGACTGGACTATTACACAAAGCGGTACAGAATTACACTTTAGCTATAATGGTTCTGTACAGTTTAAGATGACAAGCACAGGTACATTCCAAGCTAACGATGACGTAGCAGCAGAGGCGTTCTAATGGCCCTACAGAGTTCTGGTAAGATAACACTCAAAGAGATTGCTACGGAGTTTGAAGATACTGCTCCACACTCACTAAAAGAGTTTTACGGCGTTGCTTCAGAAATACCAGCAAGCGGCACAATTACCATTAAAGATTTTTATGGCGCATCCAATGCGTACAGCTTCACGATGGCAAGCGGCGACATTCAGGAGGCCGACATTCGCGCTCTTGCGGTTGCGGATGGATGGGATGAGGATGTACCACTTATTGTAACAATTAACTCTGGCACGACACTGTATTCGCGTAGCACGTCCACAGGTGGCGCAATTGTTTCTGGCAGCTTTCCTAATGGTGTTACAATTCTAAACAGTGGTGCGATTACGGGAATGGGTGGATCGGCTGGCCAAAATGGCGGCCCAGCTTTGCAGATTACAACGTCTAATAGTGTTACAGTTACCAACAACTCTGGAGCATTTATTGCTGGCGGTGGCGGTGGCGGGGCGGCATCTCAAGGCGGCGGTGGCGCAGGTCAATCTTTGCCGCGTGTTTCGACAGCAGGCGTAGGTGGCCCATATACAACAACAGCAGGTATAAGCGGTACTCTTGCGGTATTTGGCTGTTCGGAAGGCGGCACATGTGTGGTCACAGGGTCTTGTACTGTTAGTGTCTCAGGAAATCGTGGATACGGTGCAGATCAAGGCGCATACGCTGGGTCGGGGACAACTTCAGGTGGGTGTTGTAGTGCGTCTGGCACAGGCTCAAGTGGTACTGGCTGTACATGCTCTGCATCAGCAACACTGTGTGGTGGCGGTGGTACGCCAAACTCTGGCGGCACTGGTGGTTCTGTTCTTAGCGCAATAAGTAACGTCACAAATAGCGGTGGCGGGTGGGGCGCTGCGGGTACTGGTACAGGCGCTGGATCAGGTGGCGCAGCTATTAGTGGGACTTACGCAACCTTAACCAACAATGGCACAATTTACGGATCGACATGAAATGAGTGAAGAAAACACAATACAAGCCGATACAGTGAGTAATGTGCAGTGTTGGCAAGAGGTAGACGGTGAGCAAGTAGAAGTAGACTGTCCTGATGGCGTTTTGGCATCGTCAGAAAAAGCAGCACAGAGAATGGCTATTTGTAAAGCATGTCCATCATACAAATCTTTAGCTTTTATGTGCGGTGAATGTAAATGCATTATGCCTGCTAAGACACGCATTAACAGCGCTGAATGCCCACTAGGTAAATGGTGAAGTAAATGACATTAGTACCGCTAGACATACCCGCAGGTTTCTATCGAAACGGCACTGATTTAGAGCAGGCAGGGCGTTGGCGTGACGGATCGCTAGTTCGTTGGCGTGACAACTCATTGCGCCCGATAGGTGGTTGGCGTGAGCGCAAAACATCTTTCTGTACGA